TGCATACGTTGCTGTAACGGCGTCAACGCACCCCTAATCTCGTTCTGCACCATGCCCATGAGAGCATGAGTATCCACACCGCCGGGCGCAATGCCGATCTTTGTCACATCGACGCCAGCAGCCGCAGCCATCGTCAGAATGCGTTTGAGCGCACTCACAGGGTCACGTTTCGCCTCAGACGCGATCTGCATCGCCGTGATGGACTCAGAATCGTCCAACCCAAGACGTGCCGCAGCCGTATTCCGGTCGTTCAACTGAGCCGTTAACTGCTCCACACGTCCATGGAACTGCTGTCCCAACTCGATAGCACGGTTCAGACGCCCAGACAAGTCCTGGGACCGAATCTGCTCCGTGGCAAGCTCGCGCCTCGAACGCTGCGCCTCCTGATACATGCGGGCTTCAAATCCCGCCTTGGCGACGACTTTGCCATCAGGTCCAATGAGGTTCCCACGCTGGTCCGCCTGTACTTCCGCACCACGCGGCAACTGTCCGGGCTGTTGCTGTCGTGCCTGTTGCTGTCCAGGCTGTTGTCGCTGCGGTTGCTGTTGTCGAGCCTGTCTGCGATCCTCGTTTGACTCAAACGCTTCACCGCGTGATCGTGGCTCTTCTATCTCACCGTAGTCTTCGCCACCTCCTAACTCTTCTCCGCCTTCATCGCCGCCAAGATCAGCCTCGTCCATTCCGAGGTTATCCAGCACCATATCCATGGCGCTCTCTGAACCACCGTCCAGGTTCCGTTCCGTCATTACACTTCTCCTACTGCATTGGGTTCAATTTGGCTAGTGGGGACTTCTTGGGTAGTATCGGTGGCGGCGCCTTTGGCGGAGCAGCCCCACCACCAGACGGCGGCGGTGCTGGCCCAGCCGGGGGCGCGCCTTGTTGGGCATTCTGCGCATGCAACTGTGCAACATGCTGTAGCAAGTAGCTCATAATCATGTGCGGATCAGCGCCCGAGTTCTTCATCTGCACAACCTGTGCCTTGACATCGGGCGGAATACTAGCAAGCAACTGCTCAATGTTCTGCCCAGGCATCGTACCTGGTCCCTGTGTCGGGGATGGTGTAGGCGCTCCTGGCGTTCCAGCATCCGCACCACCTGGAGACTGATCTGCGGGCACGTTTCCACCAGGCTGTGTTCCACCAGCCGAGCCAGCACCCTGACCAGTCTTTGCCGTAATCTCCGCATCGATTGCTGCCCAATCCTCTGGCTGGATCACAACCTCTGTGAATGCCTGTTGCAGCACCTTCAGCATCACTTTCAGCGTCGCGCCGGGTGCCGCTTGCGCAAATTGCCCAACGGCCTGCGCAATCTGAATCGCCTCCTTCTTCTTGAATATACTATTCGGCTTCTCCATGCTACCAGCAACGATTTCCATACTGAACGTACTATTCAGCATCGCAACAGACATTTGCTTGTAATTCCGACCCAACGCAGGCCCAATGAGCCCAATCACATCCTCCACGCTCATGTACTGCACACACATTTCGGCGAGTGAAATCGCTATGTCAGCAACAACATCCTCCACAACGTCAACCTTCGCCCCAACCGATAGCTTCATCGACTCCTGATACGTGTTGACGGCATCTTCGTTCGTGTTCGTCTTGAACTGAACACCGCGCAACGCATCGCTCGTATTCGTGATACGGTTGATTGAGTCAAACAGGTCTTCTTTGTTGAACAATTCCTTGTACGCATCCATTCGAGGATACAACGACTCGAAAATATCCGAAATCTTGCCTTCACCGGCTTTGATGCCACAGATATGTTTCAGGTCACTTCCGATGCTTTCCCCACGAATGCCGTTCAGCATCTTCTCGACCTGATCGCCATCCACCTTGTCCGAATTGTAGAAAAAGAAGTCAAACACAGACGTTCGCATGCGTCGCAGCTTGCGGTTGATTGTGTTGATTTCGTCTTGCTGATCCAAATAGTATGCAGTCTCGCCCACACCGACTGTTCCGCCAGTGCTCATAGTGTAGCCAATGATGAAATACGGAAAAAAGCGTGTGATGTGCAATGGATCATCCCACACCCACAAAGGCCATTTCCAATCGTCACGATGGAACAGCATAACGCGATGCGTCAGCTTGTCCCAGACCAAATAGCACTCTGTCGTATACATTCTCAAATACGCAGTACGCTCATCATCCGTATGATGTGCGCTATCCACAGCGTCTTCCATAGCCTGCTGCACAAACCCAAGCCCATCGTCACGCTTGCCGTCAGACGTGTCGAATGAAGCCTTGTGCGTAGGCTTGTAAATAAGAACACGCGCGCCACAGTCGTAATTGCTCGATCCAGGGTCGTTTGACTCAGACGCAGATTCTGGATCGGGCTTCGTGAATCGCTGTGTGAGCATTGCAGTCGGCAAAAAGACACGCTCAGCCATCCACTCAGCATCCGTGCCGTCCTGCAATTCCGAGTACGGATCGATGATCAGATTGTGCGGCAAGATATTGCCAAGGCTTGGACCGCTAGGCTTCATCACTTCCATGTTCATCTCTAGGGCTTCCATCTGCCCGTAGAGCATAGAAACTGCCTCTTGCGTCTTCGCAGTGGCTAGCTCCTGTGTAATCTGACTCATCTGCTGAATAGCGATTTCCCTCGAATCGTCTTTTCGAGTATAGTCCAGCTTCATGACACCGAAATTCGTTAGCAGCCCAATGCCGACGCACTTCTTGATCTTCTGCTTCGCATGCAACGATGTTCTGAATAGTGTATTTATCAGCTTCTCCATCGCTCGACAGAACTCTTGATCCGAGTCATCGGACGTGCTGACAGTAATGTCTGGGTTTTTGCTATAGACCGCAGGCAGCATGATGTTCAGGTTCGAGAACACCACGTTTTCGGTCACATCGCCACGCTTGAAGACGCCACGCGACGACTCAATCGCACGACCTTGGCTGTTGTTGTAGTATCGGAAAATCTCGTCCCACATCAACGTGATTTGTTCGTAGGCTTTCGTAGCCGCATTGATCCTGCGCTGCCACAACTTACCCACGGACGAGCTAATCGCTATGCGACTGCCTTCGTAAATCTGATATACTGGCGCAGGCTCTTTGCCAGGCTTTGCAGGTGCACTAGCATCGTCGCCCACATCGGTCGGATCGCTATCGTTAATATCTGCGAAGGTCATTTGCCAGCCCCTAGTAAAATGTTAGTGCAGCCCAAGGTTCCTAGCGATACCACCGAATAGTTCGGCAGCTATCCAGAAAGCAACTGCTGCCCACCCAAGATGCCATCGCGTATTTGGACCGGCTGGGTACTGATTCCATATCGCAGCAAGAAAAGCACATACGAATGCGAACACAAGTAAAACCAAACCAACGTTCTGCATTGCTTCCTCCTTATTCCCCACCTTCGCGAGGACATGGTTTGACTCACACAGTCAGTGATTACCTCTGTATCCAAGCTCTGTCTCATGCCAATACTGCCACTTCGGCGGCAGCGCCGACTCTGGCACTATGATCTTGCTTACCTCTGGCAGATAGCTTAGCATGTACTTCAGCGCATTCATCGCATGATCATGCGCATCCATCGGCTCGTCAATCCGCTGGCCAGCAGTGTTCTGCTTCCAGTAGTACGACGACATCTCGTCACCAATGAACGCCAAGTCATCGACGAAGTAAATCATTGGCCCAGGGTCTTCCCTCGTAATAATGTGTGGCACACCCTTCTTGCCTGCCAAATACGAATTGACCTTCGCAATACCTGTGACGATATTGTTGCTCGAAGGTCGCATGTAAATCTTGTCATCCTGATACAGCTTCGCAATTGTCGAGCCGGTTTCCTTCATCCCAGCAACGACCGTCTTCTTGAATATGGAAGGATCAGCATGGATACGATTATTGAACATCAGCAATCCGGCATACCTTGCCCTGATGTCCCTAATCGCCTGCGGCTGCATGTTGTATGGAAAGTCGCTCTGGTAGAACCCATCAAGAACGATCACACGCCCACGGTCGTCCACAAATCCCAGCAAATAACAGCTTGGCGAGACTATACCAAAATCGTAAGCCTCCACTGCTTGAATTTGTACGTGTCGCAATAGACACTCTGCAAGGTAATTTTCGGCCTCCGCACGCGATAGGGTATGTACCGCCGGATCGTAATCTGGATGGACCAGCCCCTCGAATGCAACCCACTTTCCGAGCAAGAAACGGTCACGCATCTGGCCCTTGTAAGTGGCTTCGAGTCCGACAATATAGTCATGGGACAGATTCGCCTTGTTCGCATACGTGTCTGACTCAAACAGTTCCATGAGAGGCAGCCCCGTGTCGGAATCGATGAGCAGCTTCTCGACCTTCTGACCAGTCTTCAGCCACAACAAGTACGGCTGGATCAATTCCTTGTAGAACCAGTTGTGCGATGGGTTCGCCGTCAGCATCAACCACCGTGGACCACTCGCTGGCATCGTCAAGTCTTCGTCGTCCGCTAGATACGATGCATCGCCACGGAGACGGCCAAGCAAATCCAGGAAGTCCTTGTGTATGATGCCAGGGTCTTCGACCTGATCGACCCCTACCCAATCGTACGTCGCAGACAACAAATTGCTCGTCGCGCTGCCATCGCTACGACCCCTGCCACGCTGCGATATGTATCGGAAATTGACAATCGAGCCATTCTTCATATAGCACGTATTGTCGTCGATAGTCGGCTTCTTCAAAATCCAATCAGGCGGGCACCACTTAAAGAACACGCGCCTGAGCGTATCATTCAGCTTCGGATATGTCTCGCGGGCAAGGAGTCCATTGCAACCTGGATAGTCCTTGACCAGCTTCAGCGCCTTGACCGCGAGTGCAGTCGTCTTTCCATTAGCAAACGCTCCGCCGAATACCTGTATCTTTGCCCGGCTATGATAAAAGCCAGACTGCACAGACCCTTCGATGAGTTTGTAATTCGGCATTTGAGTCAAACACCTTGAGGGTTATTGTCGGACGGCTTGTTTTTGCCAATGGCCCGTTGTCGAATCTGCTGCTTGATACGTTTCAAGCGTATCCACCGTGACAAGGGTTTCTCCCGGATACTGAGGCGTTGCCGCCGCGACCGCCGCCACGTTCGCGACATAGCGATTCACCTTCGAATACGGCGGATCGACCGATCCTGACATAGCATCGGTGCCTGCCTTGTTCGGAACCCACGTCATTCGTATTGCCTCCGCTCTTCTGCCGACGGTCTACCAGCCGGCTCCGGCCTCTCAGCCAACGCGACGCCACTGGACCGCACCGCATAGGCTTCTTCCTTCGTCAGTGCCACAACATCACCGATGCCGCACGTGACGTGATCGCCTTCCTTCTCCTCGGGCGGCGGCACGTCAGCCTTCTTCATCTTGAAATGGTCCTTATGGAAGATGGCACCATCGGTCAGCACAGTGTATTCATGCTTCGCCTTCGGGTCTTCCACATCTGCCGGTTGCTCCGCATCGTTCTCGTATCCTGTATGCGATTTCTTCTTCGTCATTTCATCCTCCTACGTTGTCGATGGTCATACCGTTGACAGCAACCTCAGCATCACTGTCACCCTTGACAATCGTAATGCGGAGTTCACTATGCGCACCCTTGTTCTCAGCCATATCCTTTGGCCGAACGCCCGCACGATCAAGGATGTCAATGTTGGCACGCAGAACGTTGCTCTCCTTTTCCCCGTACATAGCAATACGATGCACACTATCCAATGCATCGTCTGCATATGCCGCAATCTTCGAAACGAGACGCTTCGACTTCGCGCTGACGAATTCGCTCGCAACGATTTCGAATGTCTCGCTGTACCCTGGATGCTGCCGCACCTGCCGCACTTCGGCTGGCGTCATCTGCAACATCTCAGCAATGTCGCGATCTGTAATCCCCATAATCGTCAGGGTGAATACGATCGCGATACCCTTCATGGCTTTCGGTGAGGCTGGCAACTCAGGAACGGCCCGCTTACGTGCCGGTTTGTACTCACTACTCGACTTCACGTGACTCTTCGCTACATCATCAAACAAGACCTCAGGAGGAATCGTCTTGCCGTCCGCCGTCACGTAAGGATCGCCCCAAGCTGCCAGCCTCGACCTCGTAGCAACAGCCCGTCCAGAACTCTTGCCACGGTACTTCTTTCCGTTTGACTCAAACACCATGTTACCAAGTCCCCAGCGGGTTCCCATCCTTGTTCGGCACCGCATTCGAGCCAAACGTCGAACGCTGCGACCACTTCAAGATGTCATTCTTGTACTCGGTCACGTCCGCGGCCGTCGTCGCACGATTAATAAGAGCAATCTGATTGATCGTGCGCTTGCCGCCAAGCTCGACATTCGGCTCAATACTCGGAAACGTATACGTGGCAGTACCGCCGGGAGCCACACCGGCGGTTGCATTCATAATGGCACGAAGCGGAAAACCGATCTTCGTGCCAAGTTCGTGAGCCGCATAAGTCCGTCGGCCTTCCCTGCCAAGGATACTGGTCAGTGTCAACAACCCAGCAGAGTCAGCAAACAAACCACCCTTGACCTTCGCTGTAGCTGTGTTCGTTCCCATGAAACCTCCTGTTACGCGCGATTAAGCATAAAGGCGTTCGGCTTGATGCCATTCGCCGTCCCTTGCATGAAGTTCGGATTGCTGCCAGGTTCACTACGCCCGACATTCGGCGGTACCAACACTGCCTTCGCTGTATTGACCGCCACCTGCGCCGCGACCTGCACCGAATTCTTCTTATGGACCGCATCCATATCGGCCATGCTCTGATCTTGCGCCATTACATCTGCTCCTGCCGAATGGCTTGCTCGGCATCGATCGCAGCCTGCTGTTTCTGCAACTGTTCCGCAATGATCGCCGACTTCACTGCGACTTCAGTTTCCTTGTCCCACACACCCTGCGGCATGTCTGCATTCGGATTGAGTTCCGGCGACCCCGCCGCCCTCCACTTCGCCAGTTTCACCTGGACAATCTCGTGAATCTCGGCCCGCTTCTTCTGTGC